AAAAGAGTGGAGGATGGAATTAAAAAACGGAAAGGTCGTTGAAATTCAGGGCAAGAAGTTTTTCAAACCCTTTAGTGGTTATGTTATAAGCTTACAATACTTTATAGAAACCGCCCTTAAAGCCCAAAGAGAAGAAACCCTGAAGGAAGCGATTAGCTACAGTTTTGGCGACCCAACTTATGGAACAATAGTTAAAATAAAATATATTAAAAAACTTTTAGACAAGCTCAAATGAAGACAAAGAAGATAGAAAAGATAATTCAAAAAAGAGCTAGGGAAGCGGCCAAATACTTTTATGGTGAGGCAATTACCTTATTTGGTAAAGTGAGGCTAGACAAGCTCAACAAGAAATGAAAGAAAAATCACCTTTTGACTTCAGCGACCACTGGGCCCAGCTTACGGGCCTTGAGCTTACTGAAGAACAATTAATGGGTAAGCCAAAAGAACTTAAAGTAGAAACGCCCATCACTCAAGCACCCAAGCCACAAACTAAGATGGAGTTCGGCCTAAGTTGGGACTAGTTATATAATGTAAAGGATGCCCGCCTAAATCGAGAAAAGTGAAAACTCTATATACAAATTTATACGATATAACCGAGATCCAACAAACTATCGTTAAATTTATAAGTTATTGGGTGAGTACCGAAAAGACTCCTATTCCCCAAAAAGAAATAATAGAAGAAATGAAAAGAAGAGGAAGGAAAGTATCAACTGTTGTCAATGCCTTGAATGGTCTGTTAAAATTAGGATATATAAGACGAGGCGAAATAATCAGTAACAAGACTTTTTATGTTCAGTTGAGGAAAATATGAAAGAACGGTCTCACCAAGTCGATTTTAAAGGGGGTCTGGAAAGTTTGACTACATATCAGACCTCTTAGTTTAGGCACAATTTAGCTATGACCGAAAAGACGGAAGAAAAACCAACTAATCCCTATAAAAGGGAAGAATTTGAAGCTTTTATAGAACTTATCAAAGGCCCGGCTGTTGCCCATTGGGTGCAAATAGCACAAGCCCTGGGTATAGATAAAAGCACAATAATGGAATGGAAGAAACATCCTCTTGCACAAAAGGCAATAAAGGATGGAGTTGAAATAGCCCTTGAGAGAATGGAAAAGTCCGGGGTTAGAGATTGGAAAATGTGGGAGAGTAAACTGAAAATGCTTGGAGTATCTCCGATTGAGAAGAGCGATATCACCTCCGGCGGAAAACCAATACCAATTTTAGGAAATGCTTTACATCCAAACGACAGCGACCCGCAAACTCCAGGGTCTGACAAAGAGGGTTAGAATAGTCTGTGGCGGTACTGGGGCTAGTAAGACTATCTCTATTCTTCTTTTGCTTATTCATTACGCCCAAACACATGATAATGAGAGGGTAAGCGTGGTTTCGGAAACTTTCCCCCACTTAAAAAGAGGTGGTATCCGTGATTTCCTTTCAATAATGGAGGCGCATCAATACTTTAAACCAGAGAGCTGGAATAAGACCGACTGTATTTACACCTTTGAAACCAAAAGCATTATAGAGTTCTTCTCAGCCGACCAACCGGGGAAGGTCCGGGGGCCGAGACGTGATGTACTATTTATCAATGAAGGCAACAATATCAATTACGAAACTTATACACAGTTAGAAGTCCGCACCAAGAAAATTATTTGGTTGGACTATAATCCTGTAAGCGAATTTTGGGTCTATGAGGAGATAATCGGAAAGATGGATTGCGATTTTATTACCTTGACATATCGGGACAACGAGGCCCTTGACCCCCTTATTGTGGGTGCGATAGAAGCAAGGAGGGCTAATAAGAATTGGTGGAGGGTTTATGGTGAGGGGCTTTTGGGTGAGGCGGAGGGAAGAATATATAAAGGATGGAATGCAGTTGACGATATACCGGATGAAGCCAGACTTAAACGCAAAGGACTAGACTTTGGATATTCGAATGATCACACCGCCTTAGTAGATATTTATGTCTGGAATAACTCCTTTATTTTAGACGAGCTTCTGTATAGAAAAGGCATGAGCAATAAAGATATAGCCGATGCTATCAACCAGACTCAAGACGCCTTGGTAATTGCAGACTCTGCCGAACCGAAAAGTATTGACGAGATAAAGAGTTACGGAATATCTATTCTGCCTTCACAGAAGGGCCAAGGGAGCGTCTTGCAAGGCATTCAGTATGTTCAAGACCAAACAATCTATGTCACTAAAAGAAGTATAAACATCTGGAAGGAGTATCGAAACTATCTTTGGCTTACCGATCCGGACGGGAAAATAATAAACGAGCCGCAGGACTTTCTAAATCATGCGATGGATGCGGTTAGATATGGAATGGAGAGTCTTAAACCAGTTCATTACGAGATACAAAGTGATGACGTGGGTGGTGTTAAGCCTTATATTCCCGGATTGGGTTAACCCTTGCCTTTAACTAAAGTGGTAGTTTAATCTTTAAGTATGGCCGAGAAAATTATACTTGATAACCTAGAGCTTCAGATGCTTGTGAATAACAAGGAAGCAGGATTTAACTACAGGGAAAGACGTGAGGAACCTTGGAGAGAGAACTACGAGCTATATAGAGACCACGTTACTATTAATCGGCTGACACAACGCCAAAGCGTCAACCTTCCCCTGATGAAGACAACCCTTAGAACAATACTCAAAGATGTGGACGATATGCCTGTAATAGTATTTGAGAACCTAGACAATGATAAGGAGGCTGAGGTGTTCCAGAATGAGTATTGGAAATGGACTCTTGAGCAAAACAATGCTGAAATCCAGGATATTGTAGACAAAAAGCAGGACTTTTTCTACGGTAGGTCTTTTGATTCATGGCAGGTAGAGGACGGGGCGATTAGATTCGACATAGAAGATCCGGAAGACATTTTAGTTGATAGGTTCATGAACCCTTACAACATAGATTCGTCAAGGTTTTTAATTCACACCCATATATTTGTACCCCTCAGTAGTTTAAAGAGAAACCCCGATTATAACAAAGAGGAAGTAAAGAAGTTGGAGGACTACTTTAAGTCTCAACTAGGTATAATCAAGGCGAAAGATAACGAAAACACACTACAAGAAAAGAATAAGAAAATGGCTGATATGGGGGTAACCGACATTGAAGACCCTGTATTGGGTGAAACCTATGTTGAGCTGACTATCCACTATGTATTCAGAGAGGGCGAGAAGTATGGAGGTAAGGAGTTGCCTGACCAGATATTTGTATATGTCGAGGCGGAAGACCAAACAATCTTAATGAAGAAACCTCAAGAGGAGATAATTGGAACAACCTCTGATCATTACTGGAGAAACCACTACCGATACAACACTTGGGGAGATGACATAGATAAACAAGACTTTTGGACTGATGGGATAGCGGATATTGTAAGAGTACCTAATAAGGTTCTTAACTCTTGGTTCTCACAATTGGTTGAGAATAGAACACTTCGAAACTTCGGAATGCACTATTACGATTCCTCTCTTAAAGCCGAGGGATTTATGCCTTCTACATTCAATCCTGTTCCTTGGGGCTGGTATCCTATTCCGGGTAAACCTTCCGAGGTACTTCAAAAGGTGGATATTCCCGACCTTTCAGAGTCCTTAGATGAGATAGCATACGTGACTGAAATGACCGAGAAAGCTACGGGGGCTACAGCAACCCAGCAGGGAGTTCAAACCGAGAGGCAAGTCACGCTAGGTGAGGTTCAGTTGGCCCAAGGAGAGGCTAAGGCCAGGACACAAGGCATGAGTAAGTTCTATACAGACGCCTGGAAGCAAAGAGCTACAAAGTTCTTAAAATTGGTTGAGGCGGCACACGATCAACTTGATGCAGTTAAGATATACAAAGAAGGAAGAAACACAAGCAATATCTTTGAAAGAGAGATATCTCCTAAAGATTGGATGACCGAGGCAGGGTATAGAGTTAAAGTCTGGAGCCAGGATGAAAAGAAAGCAAATGACACCGACTCACTTCAAAAACTTCAACTATTAAAGATGGAGATGTTTGACAACCCCAAAGTCTTAGACATTTACAAGAGAAAACTAGCTGAGTTTGCCGACTTGACCCCGGATGAAGTAACAGAGATAATGGAGTTTGAAGAGCAGAAGATGCTAAACCCAATGCTTGGAGTCGGTATGCCAGGGCAACCACAGCCCGGTATGCCTCAGCAACCACAACAGCAACCGCCTACACTTATACAATAATGTTGGATCAGATATTAGAGAAAGCAGGACTTAAATACGAGGACTTGAATCCTTCGGAGAAGGAAACTCTCAATGTGTGGATGGAGGCGCTTCAAAAAGGTGCTTTAAGTATTGAAAAGATAAAAGAGTACATTACTTCAATGAAAGAAGCCGTTGAGCAAGAACTTACAAAAAGCAACTTAAATTCCAAACAGGACTTATTCTTAAAAGCAAGGCTCAGAAACTATATGTTATTGGATGCTTTCTTAAGTACACCTGAAAGGGCCAAGCAACAGATGGAGAACGCAGTGTCAAGTATTGTCGGAAAGAAGGTGATTTGATATGCCGAAAGTTGGGAGAAGACATTTCCCTTATACCAAGGCAGGTTATAGAGCTGCCGCAAAAGCAAGGAAGCCAAAATTGGGATTAAGGCCAAAAAGAAGGAAGGCTTGACAAAAATTAGTTTCGTACTCTAAGCTGAATATATGGATCCCAAGTCCCAGGAGTATCTAAACAAAATCCTTGCAAAAGACCCAGAAACACTCAATCATAACGAAATAGTCTTTTTAAGAGCAAGAGTGTCTTATCTTAAGGCGGCACAAGTAGAAGAATACGACAGCGTACTTAATCCAAAGGTTAAGGTCCAAACCTCCCAAAAGGAGACGGTAAAGAAAAATGCCAACACCAAACAAGCCAACTAAGGAAGAATTAAAAGCTAAAGAGGAAGAAGCTATTAAGGCTGCCGAAGAATTGAAAGGCAGACAGCAAATTCCACCAGACGATACTCCTTCCGAACCCGCACCAAGTGAGCCAGCCCCATCAGAACCTGTACCTAGTGAACCTGCTCCGTCTGAACCAGCTCCCAGCGAACCTGAAGCAGAACCGTCTGTAGAGCCATCCAAAGAACTCTATAAAAAGAAATTTTCTCAGTCGTCCCGCGAAGCCCAAAAGTTATATGCTAAGAACAGAGTTATCAATAGGGCCTTAGCCGATGCTGAAGAAGTCCCGGATCCCACAGAAGAAGAACTGGTAAAGGAGTTTCATGACTGGGACCTAATGAGTGATGTAGAAAGGACACTTGCCAAAGAAACTGTTATCAGCAGGAATTGGAGAAAGACTATATCTGAGGCAAAGGAGCAAGCTACCAAGATAGAGAAATGGAACGAGTCAGTAGAAAGCTTTGTAGATAACCCCAAGACCTTAATAGACAACCCAGACCTAGAAGGTAAGACCGAAGAGTTTAAGGAGTTTGCTACACAAGAGACCAATAATAGTGTGCCATTTAATGTACTTATCCCGGCCTTTTTGCACAATCACTCCGCAAGTAAACAACCCAACAAGGGAAGAATGTTTGAAAATGGAAGTGGCGGACCAAATGACAAGCCAACACCAAAGTCTGACAAAATAACCTTGGAAGAAGCAAGAATATTAAGAGAGACAAACTACTCTCTATATAAGGAGAAATTGCTTGCTGGAAAGATAGAAAGTAATCTTTAGTATTTTAGTACTTGACAACAAATAAGGTCTCTCTATATAGTTACAAATAGATTCTCCAAACCCCTATAGAGGGACGGTAAAGTAAATCTACAACTTTACTAAATGTCAGCATACGGAACAAAATTAGCAGAAGGTTTTTCCTCAAAGGTCATGCAGTTTGTGTATGACAACAACTTGCTTGATACTATTGTCAACAGAAACTACGAAGGTGAAATTAACGGTGTAGGTTCACTTCTTAACATTTTAGACTTCGGCAAGCTTTCAGAGAAAACTTACGCAGACGCAGCCCTCACAGCAGATTCCTTAACAGAAAACAACGGTCAACTCGACATTACCGAGCAAAAGTCCTTCTACTGGAAGGAAAAAACACTCGCAAAGTGGCTTTCCTACATCAAGAATCCACATCCTTATATCGTTACCCAAGTTGGTAATGAAAGATCAAAGAATATGGATGAGTTTGTTTTTGACCTTTATACAGACGTTGGTGCAGGAAATATGGTTGGAACCGATTACACGACAGGAGACGTTACAGTTGATGTAACCACAGGTCTTGTAACAGGAAACGGAACGACATTTACCGCAGCAATGGTTGGTAGAGGGTTTAAAGCAACCGGGCATACAACTTGGTACAGAATTAAAACTTTTACAAGCACAACCTCAATTACTATTGAAGATGATCTTGATGACACAGCAACAGCCTACACTGGTGGAGCAATTGCGGGTGGAACAGCATATACAATTCAAGCTGCTACTGTACTTACAATTACGGCAGCAAACATTCTAAATAAAGTCGCAACACTCGCACAAGTACTTAATCTAGCCGAGAAGAACGGGTTTTCAGCAGTTCCGGATACTAACAGATTTTTAGTTGCTCCTCCTGAGTTCTTCACCATTTTGACGCAGGGAACTGGAGTAGTCCTTCATGTAGACGAAGCATACCAGGATTTAGTTAAAAAAGGATTTATGGGTATGTTGCAGGGCTTTAAGCTCTTTATGAGCAATAGGCTCGCTGGAGACAACACAGATGGATACAGAGTCCTTGCTGGTCACCCAAACTGGATGACCTTTGCAGAGAAGGTCTTGGACGCCAGAATGGAAGAGGATCTTATTGGAGACTTCGGAACAGCCTACAAAGACTTATTCGTATATGGTGCCAAAGTAAAAGATATTAACAGACACCAAGCGGCAGAAGGTTATTGGAAGTTTTAAAAAGTAAAAAGTAGATAGTTACTTGGGAGCTTGGGAAACGGGTTCTCTCCCGAAATCCCACTTAAGCTCCCTTTTTTATTGGGAGAGAAAATAAAATATGGCTAAGTTTTTACTAAAAGAAGATTTATCATTACAAGACCAAGCGGAACTCGCAAGGATCGAGGCTATTTCTAGTGGAAACCGATCTACTACGGAAGCTGACTTCTTAACAGCCCTTGCTCCTTATAGAACGAATAGGGTTTTGAGATGGGATACCGAGTTAGTTCAAGGTTCTACAAGTGCCGGACATCTTTCAACTGATGATATTTTAGAAGCGGAAGGAAATACCCCGACAGATGGTGATTCAGGGTTTAAGCACGGTGCGGTATTCTATGACCTTGATAAAAACGGTAACAATGTCTATGTAAATACTGGAGATAATACTTATGCCATATGGAATCAGCCAATGGAGACTGAGATAGCATCAGGATCAGCATCTGAAAGCCCATCAGCCTCTGCGTCGGCCAGCAAATCGGCTTCGCCTTCAGCATCGGGCAGTAAGTCTCTCTCTCCATCTGCCTCAGGTTCTGCCTCGGCCAGTAAGAGTGCCAGTAAGTCGCTTAGCCCATCTGCGTCAGGAAGTGCAAGTGCGTCTAAATCACTAAGCCCTTCAGCTTCTGGTAGTGCTAGTGGATCAGCGTCTGGATCTAAGAGTGCCAGCAAATCGGCTTCGCCATCAGGATCGCTTAGTCCGTCGGCGTCAGGTTCGGCTAGTGCATCAGCTTCGCTTAGTCCGTCAGCTTCTGAATCAAAGTCCCAAAGCCCATCGGCTTCGAGGAGTCCTTCTGCCAGCCAATCGCCTAGTGTCTCTGCATCGCTTAGCCCATCAGGAAGTGCTTCACCATCAGGAAGCGAATCCAAGTCATCCAGCGCATCACTCAGCCCATCTGGATCACTTTCGCCATCTGCCAGTGCATCGCCAAGTGCAAGTATTTCATTCCCATAAACTATGAATCCACAAGAGGCTTCGGCCAATAAATCAAAAAACATAACAACTAATGGCCTTACCAGTATTTCCGGTAAGTTTGTCTTAATTGCGATTGTTATAAATACTAAAGGAGCATCTTCAAATACCGCAAAGATATACGATGATGTGGATGGAGAAGAAACGCCTGAGAAATTGAAAGCTACTATTGATACTACCGGGGCAACAATAAGGTTAGATTACGGAATTATTATGTATGAAGGAATAAATATACGAACTGCAACAGGTACGGCCCCGGATTTAACAGTTATTTATTCCGAAACACCTTAATTCCCCCCATTGACTTCCGATAATTTCGTTGAGTAAGCTTTGCGTATGAAGCGTATAAACTTATTTATCTCCGATGACCATTTTGAGTTTTTAAAATCCCGACAGGGGACGTTAAGCGAGGAAATCCGTTGGGCAATTGCGCAATATATTCATAGAATAAGGCAGGAAGAAGTTAAACTTGCCAGAAGCGCAAGGGCTTCACAATCAAAGCGGGGTGAAGAAAATGGATAACGCAGCACAAACACTAACCCCAATACCCCGTAAACAAGGAAAATCTATCACGATGTCCTTTCCTGATGCTATGCGTGAGGTAATTAAAGGAAAGAAAGTAACCAGAATTTCATGGGCAAATGAAGACTATTGTTTCTTAAAAGGCGAATGGTTAACTATTTACATTAAAGGTGTATTTCATACCTGGCTGGTTTCGGAGGGCGATATGGTCGATGCGGAAGATTGGATTGAAGTAATAGATGCAAAAACAAATTGATTTATCGGTTTGTATTCCTAACCGCAATTCACCTTTTACAAGTAACACGATAGATGACGTTCTAAGGCACGCTGAAACAAATATTGAGGTGATAGTCCACGTCGACGAGAATTGGCCTGAGAAGCTCTCCAGTGATGCCAGGGTGCATTATATCCATCCACCCACTCCAAGAGGGCTTAGACAAGGTATAAATACGAGCGTGGCCATGGCAAAGGGCAAATATATTCTAAAAACAGATGACCACTGCGCTTTTGGACAAGGCTTTGACAAGATACTAATCGAAAGCCACCAAGACAATTGGGTGCAGATTCCCCGGCGGTATGCCCTCAATGCGGAAGAATGGAAGATTGAGGAACGTACTGATAATAAATATCCGATTGATTACATGTATATTGATTTCCCTCGCAAAGGAAAAGACCACGATGATGGTATGCACGGTGTACCGTGGAAGCGTGATCGGTCTGAGGAGATAGACGATACACCCTCAATGCAGGGTTCATGCTATTTCATGACCAAAGATTGGTTTGATAATCATTTAAAGGGACTAAGTGAAGAAGGTTATGGACAATTCGCACAAGAGAGCCAAGAGATAGGCTTTAAGACTTGGCTAGGTGGGGGATCTTTGAAAGTAAACAAAAAAACTTGGTACGCACACCTTCATAAGGGAAGTAGATATGGAAGATTTTATAGGTTTCCGGGGGGTACAGTGGAAGCTTCCAGTTGGAGTGCAGACCATTGGTTAAACAATAGAGAGCCGGGCATGGTTCATAAATTCGAATGGTTTATAGACGAGAAATTTCCAGGTATGCCGAGTTGGCCTATTGATTGGAAAGAACAAATAAAGGAGATGGGATGGACCAGCTAAGCAAACTAGCCGTTAAATATAAAACAGATAAGTGGGGTAAGCATCATTACACGCCTGTTTATTACGATATGTTTAAAAACAAGGCCAAAAGACGAAGGGTTAAAAAAGTTCTCGAAATAGGAGCAGGTGAAGGTGCGGGACTAAGAATGTTTAGAGATTTCTTTCCTAGTGCAATGATATATGGAGCTGAGATTGATAGAAAGAGGATTTTTCAGGAAGAAAGGATTGAAGTATTTTGGTGTGACCAAACATCAAGGGAAGACTTAATCGGCCTTTTTACTGTTATTGGGTTGGACATAGACCTTGTGGTTGACGATGGTAGCCATAAGCCGGAAGACCAAGTGTTTACTTGCCTCTCAATCCTTCCGGGCTTAAAAAAAGAATGTGTTTATGTGATTGAAGATGTGGCTGATCTTAGTATTGTGGAGCCGATAAGCAAGAAATATTCCACAAATACAGTTGAATGTGGCAAAAGATATGATGACAGGTTGTTAATTGTGAAACATAAATGAGAATTGCAATTGTCGGGACAGAACATATGGCGCAGTCTTTCTCTTATTGTATGGAAAGGATTGGCCATGAAATTACTTCCTTAGAAGAATGTGAGGTTTGTTGGATAGCGATAGATACACCGATAAGCAAAACTGGAGAGGGAGATACCGGACCCGTATTTGAAGCGGTCAAGAAGATTAAACCTCAA